GTGCCGCTGGCGCTTGTGCGTGGTAGCGGGCACGATCATACGCCATCACCGCGCACACGGCGAGGTCAATCTTTCGCGGGGAGCCTCGGTGCTCCTTGACGATACGAGGGCCGAAGCGGTCAATCTTCACAGAGCAGTTATCGAGGTGTCGGCTCATCGCCGCGTCTCCGTTGTGGCTAAGGGTCTCCTGCGTGACCGCCTCATAGAAGGCGGCACAGGCGGGCACCATTCGGGCTGGACTCTGCGGGTAGAGCACCACGGGCAAGCCGTCCGTTTCCCATTTCTGCAAGGTTCTTGCCCAGCGATATGGGTCGGCGCTGATCTCGCGCACCTGATATTTTTTGCAGAGGTCGTACATCTTGGCCTCAACCTCATCCATTGGCACTTGCCAATGCGGGTCATCCATTGGGCGCTCCCAGAGGGCCAGTGGTTGAATGAAGCCGTCCATCGTGCACGCGACCATTGCAGTGCAGTCTCCGCTGAACGAGCCGTCAAAGCCAATGACGATCTCCTCGCCATCAAGGATCTGGCGCTCGCCTGCGAGCCGATCCCAGGCGCCGCCTGGTAGCCATCCCGTAGCAGCGGTCACCCACTGGTTCAGGCGCTTCGTACGGAACTCTGCTTCAGGAATACTGAGCACGGCTGACTCAAAGTCAGAGGGGTGGAGAAAGTCGCCGAAGGCGGGATTGGCTTCAGCCCAGACCTTTGGCTCAAGATGATTTGCACCTTCAAGTGCACCGTGCCAACGGAAGAAAAACGATGGGTCAGCGATCTCGCCTGCCTTGAGTCGCATCCCGTACTGCCAGAGTTTGTAGCACACAGTGTCTTGCCCGCGACTATCCGTGCGGCTGCCAGCCGTCGTAATTCCCACGATCAGCGGCTGTTTTCGTGTGCCAGAGCCGAGGTTCATCGTGTTCCAAAGCCTGTCGTCAGGCTGGATATGCACCTCGTCAAAGACCACCGTGCTTGGATTCAGACCTTCGGCGCGAGAGGCGTCGGCTGATAGGACGCGGAAGACGGAGCCTGTGCTGGGCATCTCAATCACATCGCGCATTACGCGCAATCTCTGGCTCAGGATTGGATCTAGTTCCACCATTCGTGCTGCCTCGCGGAACACAATGCGAGCCTGCGCTCGGTCGCCAGCGACTGCATAAACTTCAGCGCCAACTTCGTCAACGACGAGGCCAAAGAGCGCGATTCCAGCGCCGATAAGTGACTTGCCATTCTTGCGAGGTAGGCCGATTAGTGCGCGACGGTGCTTACGCAATCCGTTAGGTTCTAGCGTATAGAGGTCATTGAGAAGATCTCGCTGCCACTTGCGAAGCGCTATCTGCTTTCCAGCCTCGTCGCCTTTGGTCAGGCGGCAGAAGTTTTCAATGAAGGCGCTGACCTGTGGCCCCTGACTATTTTGGTCGGCGAGCGGCTGAGATGAGTGCGTCGAGTTTCGCTCCCGCCGAGTTCGCTTGGGCATCCAGGTCTCCTCTCAATCCGCTTCGTGCGGCTGGCGTGAGGCCCAGTTCCCGAGCGAGCGATCGCATCAGTAATGCGTTGTCGCGAACAATCTGGTGCAACGGATTCTTTACGAACTCGCCATTACGACCCTTGATTAGCGGGCCTGTCTTGACGAGCATATCTTCCGCAGACCGATAGCGAGCGACTGCCTCACAGTAAAGTCGTAGCGTGTCTACATCTGCCGATGTTAGCACCCCAGTGTGGTGGACTGCTTGCACGACGGCAACCCAAACCTGTCGCGCTTCAGAGGATAGGTCACTAGGTACCTGGAGGTTGAGGGCGACAGGAATCGGTTCGTCGTAGTTAACTCTTGACGGGCGGGTCTCGCCGCGCAAAAGCCTCAACCGATTTGGGATCGGAGCAGGGCCGCGCATACCCATATAGGCCTCCTTAGACGCGGTACCTCTGATTAATAATCTTGGGCACGGCGTTGTTCCAGGTGATTTGATGATGAATGCGTTCGTGGGTGTCGCCCATTAGCGCAATCTTTACGCAGGACGGAGCCACAATCACAGAGTAAAAACTTTTTGTGTAGGTTCCGACCTTGAGGTATAGGTCGGTCAAACCGTGCTGCTGTTTCTGTGTTTGTTTTTGGACGATAATCATATTTGTCACAGTAAAAAGTAGATCGCCACGAGATCCGTGAAGCAGGTACGCATTCACATCTTCATTCAGGAGGCCAACAAACTCAACAGGCCTGTTTACTGAGAAAAAGAAACTGTTCATCGCCTTGCGGCGAAGCGGGCGCTTTGCCATATTTGATAGCGCGCCACCGATCCAGTCTCCACCCTGACCAAAGGCGACAGTGTGCGCCTTTGTTGCTTCTAAGAAGTCAACCGTGGATGCGAAGATTGCATCAAGATCAGTGGCTCGAATGACTTTGAGTTTTAACCCCTGACGGTATCGGTACTCAAAACTTGTGTAGTCATCGTCAAGTTGAAGGAAATGGGTTAGGCCAAGTTTTTTTGCAATAGCAAATGACGCATTGCGAGCAAATACAACAGCCCGCAAGTCTCCACTAGGGTCTGCGGTATCACAAGTTTTTGCCGTCTTGACCTTATCAAATATGATGACATTCTCTGTGCCATAGAGTTTTTGGTACTCACTCACAGTTGAGTCCAGGTCATCTACGATAAAAAATACTCGCCCCGTATACCCACAATCACGCAGTGTCTTCAGGGTATGAACATTATCTGGGCGCCCGTGTGTCAGTATGAATACGGCGAATTTGACATCCTCACGCATCATCAAGGCCAAAGATGCGCTCTAGGTTTTTACTCAACTCCACGAAGCCTTGTTGGGCAGCGTCCTCAAAGTCAATGATGACTAGCGCGCTCTCTTCCATTAGCCTCTGGGTTGGAGCATCAGATGCAGCATAGTATTCAGCAATTTTTCGATAGTTGAACTTGGCGTGTCGAGTAGCCGCTAAGAGCAGGAACTCTTTGACATCGTTAGGTGCTGCTGACTGTTTGATTTTGCTGACAAGAGTATTTACTTTTGTCCGATCAACCAGTTCAGAAAGGTCAACCTGCTCCCCTGTGATCTCGTACTGCGGAATCTCAATCTTGTCGGTATAAGGATTGCTGCTTGATTCAGCCGCAGGGGCAAGGCCCTCAAGGAAAGAGTTGAGGTCTTGATTGCCTGAACTCAGGCCCGTAATAAGTTCAGCGAGTTTCTCTTCGTCCTTAGCGGCCATTGCTCCAATCGGATCAATCGTCGCGAGCACGAGAGCCTCCTCGTCCGCTGACAGATCAACATAGGCGACAGGTATGGACGGCTCATTATTTTGCAAGGCTAGGCTCACTCGAAGATGTCCGTCCACGAGATTGCCAGTGCGCTGGTTCACGATTACGGACTGTACCCAGCCGACCTCAGACAGTACGCTAGCCAAAGCGGCCTGTTGAGCCTTTGGATGGATTCTCCAGTTCGCTGGATTTGCAAGGAGTTGATCGGGGTTTTCCTCCCCGTGGCCCACGATCCGAGAGCGCCAGGTCGCGTCCATTTTGCCTCCTCCAAAATCAAAAAACCCAGCCGTGCACACAAGCCCTGGGGCGCGTGGGTACTCTTTCTTGCACTTCTCAGAAAAAATACCCTACCCCATTATTGGGGGGCGCCTCTTCGTTGCACCGTAGCGATTGTGACAGTCAAGGCATAAAACGCGCAGGTTGGCGGGATTGCTATCTCCACCCAGCGACATTGGAACAATGTGGTCTACGGTCAGGCGTGCCTGGCTGCTACCGCACATTTCACACCACGGGCGTGCCGCGCGGATCTGTGCACTGAGCCTCTGCCACGCTGCGTCGTAGCCTCGGGCTTGTCGGCTCGGTCGGCCTGGGGGATCGTATTTGGGGAGGGTGTGTGCCTCGCAGCGTGTGGCCCTAGTAGGCACACCACAGGTGATGCAGGATTTAAGCACGGGGTCTACCTCCGTCAAGGCGACCTCACGGTGCCGTGCCGCCGACTAGCGTGAGGCGCTAGTGCCTAACCGCGTGAACTGTGCACCGTCCCGCGATGTAGCAAAGGGCGAGCGCATAGAAGGCTCGCTGGCAGATTGTATTTCAGGGCGACTCCATCTGCCGAGTCATAATGCCCAGCGCGTGCGTCCTGCTGCGGTCGCGCCTTGTGCGCGACTATACACGATATGTTGCGTACTGTTTACTAAATCTGTGCCAGATCTTGTGTTAAAAGTTCGGCACCTCAATGCTCGGTGCAAGGATCTCAGCGATCGAGTCAGTTGCACGCTCATACGCATCTTCATACACGCCAGCCCAGGGTGCCCACGCAGCCGATCCGAGCACAGGCTCAAGGCGATCTACGGCCTGATCCAATCGGCATAGGTGCAGGTGGATCAGTTCGTGCACGATGGTCAGGCGCTGCTCCTCTGGCTTTTGTGCCCAGAATAGGTTGCCGACGCGTAGGTTGGCGGTCTGTGCCTGATCGTTTGGTTCAATGTCGGCATAGCGGTCTTCAGGGGCCACATCGTTCAGGATCGTGACCTTCCAGTTCTCAAGGTTTAGCGCAGGCAAGCAGGCGGCGACATAGGTCTCAAGCGCGGCGTAGCGGTCAGGCTTGGTCGGATGCTTGGGCATTGGTCACCTCAGCGTTTAGTTGACTATCGGACTTGCCGCGCACGATAGCACGCGGAGTCTCGGTGTATCGCTCGTGCAGGAGATGTAAGGTGCGCTCGGCTGCCTCAAGCCAGATCTCCCTGTGCAGCATCAGCGGGTACTTCCGCATCAGCCACTCCTGCGAGGCAGTTAGGTTGCCGCGTGTGGCGATCAGGGCGACCCCGATCTCGTGTGGCTTTGGCTCTCCGTGTTTGGCGCGGCAGCGCTTCAGGGTATGGAGGGCTGAGTGCATCGGGTATTTGTAGCGTTGGATGGTCACTTTCAGGAGCGTGGCCTGCTCCGCAGCCGTGCCATCGTGCACCTTGCGCTCCTCGGTCTCTGCGAAGGTTGCGTGTGCGGCGTGGTCAAGATAGGTGGCAAAGTCGCCAGTCCAGGCTGGCACGCCGCCGTCGTCCATAAGGTTGTGCCGATGGATGACGAGGGGCAGGCTGTCTTGGTGCTCGTTGAACCAGACGAGCAGGCTGTCTAGTCTCATCATCGTGCCCCTTTCCACAGATTGTCTGAGCCGCAGAATGCCCGCCACGCGAAGCCGTTGACCTCTCGCAGCCCAGCGTCAATCGCCACCAGCATCCCGCAGCGTCGGCATTCGGTGACGAGATCCAGCGGGTTGCCGTCCACATCCAGCATATTTGGGTGCCCGACCCAATCGCCCATTGCGTGACCGTGCAACTTGGTCGCCACCGCCATCACGCTGGCCTGCGCGATCTCCACCCAGTTCGCATCGGCGCTCACAGTCAGGTCAAGCGCCTGCGGTTGCGCCATTTCTATATCTGCGGTCGGGGTAATCGTGTGCAGCCCTCGCGCTTCAACCGTGCGCCAGCCCTCCTCAGGGATCTCGCCGTACAGGTTGATGATTCTCTCCTCAACATACTCAGGCACGCGCCGCTCCTCTTGGATGTAGGCGTAGAGCGTGCGCTTACTGATCCCGAGTGCCCGCGCCATCTGCGGGATCGCGACAGCGTATAGCCGTGGGAAGTTCATTGCCAAAATGCTTTTTAGGTGCGCGCCATTTACGCTGCGAACTTGGATCACGAACGCCTCCCTCTTCCTGCTATGGCAGGACTGTGACTCTAACTTTCTGCACTCCATTTCCGAGCGGTACCCCGAGCGCGACGAACGCGGCAGGCGATAGGTCTACCAACTTCTCGTTGTTCGTCTGCCCTCGGCATTGGCACCAATCCACTACCCACGCGACGATCGCCCTGCCGTTCTTGAGATTCTCTACGATGATTCGGTACGGCTTCTTGCCCCAACGGAAGTCCTTGATCTTACGAAGGGCTGGCCCCGCCGCTGCGTAGAAGAGCGTCGGCTTGTCGCCTCGGGTGTACCACGCATTGTTCTTGGTCGCGTCGTACCAAGTTGCCTTGCCCTTCACGGATAGGACGAGCGACTCAGCGACCAGCGTCGGCTCTGGCTTGAACGAATCCCTCAACGCTGCCTCAGGCGCGCTCGGGAAGGCGAAGATAATGGCAGCGGTGATTAGCAGCGTGAGCGCGCAAAGCCAGGCCGCGCGTCTCACTTGCGCCGTGTCTCTATCTTGCGCTTAACCACCGCCTGTTCAATGGCGGGTTGATCCTTGCCGAACCATTGCACGAAGTCATCTAAGTCGAGCACAATCATCGTGCGGCGACGACCACCGAGCCCAGGCGAGTCGCCAACCACAAGGGCTGCTAACTGATCTCCTTTGACAGGAATGCTGCGAAGCCACCCGTCCAGCCGCTCTGGGTAGGACTTGCCGACCTTGCACTGCACGGCGATCCACTCGTTCGCCACATCCTGCTTGCCGCCAAACTGACCGACACGAGCAGCGCCCAGGCGTTTTGCTACCTCGCGCTCAAACGAGTTGCCACGCTGCCGAGCATTGCGGCCTCGGCGTGACTTGACGGCATTCTGCTCCTGCACATCAAGGTCGCTGTGATAACTCATCTCCAACACCCACGATGTGCCCACGAATACCACTTGCGGTCAGCGCCATAGTCCAAACGCTGTACGCGCAAGGCCTGCTTGCCATCCGTAATCATCCCTGAGCAGATAAAGCAGGGAGCCGCAATCCAGGATGCTCCGCTGCTCTTAGTTGCCGCAGTCTTCGCAGGTGTTTTCTTCGCCGCCATTGTGGTGCCCTCCTTCCAGCATTGCGCTGAGCCGATGGATCATACCCATCACGGCATCTTCCTGCGTATCTGCCTCGCAGGTGATCTCGCTGCCATCGCGGTCAGCGATCAC